ATATGCTTGTTACTTATCTTAGTCCTGATTTGATCTTAGCAGCAAAGAGGTTTATTCTTTTAACCTATAACTTTGGTGGTTCAGTGATGGGTGCTTTCCTTGGTTTGCACAATATCACTCATTCTTATTTAGATATACCTTTGTATAGAGATAATTTAAAGAATAAACAAGAACTCATTGACTTGATTGAGTTTGTAGAACCTTTATCAGTAAAGAAACTCCTTGACAAGCAGGGCTTGTATGCTTTATCTGCTGGTTGGTGGGATAGAGATGTAAAAGATAAAAATGTAAACCATGACAAAGTAAAGAAGTTGCTTGCAAGTCTTCCAAAGAATCTTAAAGTTTCTAGCAGTGAAGTATTTTTTACTCTACCTATTCCTGCACTGAGTAAAGTAAAATCAAGAAATATGTCACAGTCTAATTTACTTGCTTTTAACATCAGAGCTACGAATGATTTCAAGGATAAGACTTACGCAATTCATGCTCTTAATGTCTTCAGTAATGTAACCGTAAGTTCTTACCTGAAAGGTTACGGCTTTATCATTGATGAAGATGCTTACGCTTTGAACACAGCGATACAATGGTTGTTTAGAGGTTGTATACGAGAGAGGAAAAAGATGAAAGTAACTTTCTTGTCTAAAAGGATGAGTGCACTCTTCAAAGAATGGCTCTTAAAATAGTTTAGGGGAAAAGGTGCGGATAAACTTACTGTAAATCCCTTGCAAGTGATTGATTTTATTGAATAATTTTTTAAGGGTGCTAAAAGGAGGGTATCTTAAATATAGTATATTTGAGTAATGCTTCCTGAGCACCAAATCTTCACTTATACACAAACAAATACCACCTTCATGCAAGCATGACTGAGTGAAATCGTGCGTTAATTGCAAGTTTTAGCTCCTTCGTTGCTACGCAACATAGTGTAATAACCCTTGTTCTTACTAGGGGGATTAGATTATAAATAACCCCCTAAGAACAAAGTGTAGTACAATCGTAGCGAAGCTACAAGAAATATCCTCCTAGAAGCTACGCTTCTGTATTGTTTTAATCACAAAGAAAGGAACTTTAATTTAAATTCAATCAAACATCCAATTGTACCAAGGTGATTGCCTTGAAGTAATGAAAAATATCCCAAATCATTCAGTTGATCTTGTCTTGACCGATCCGCCTTATGGTACGACTGCATGTTCATGGGATTCAGTTATTCCATTAGAACCTATGTGGAAAGAACTTAAAAGGATTACTAAACCTAACTCTGATATTGTGTTGATGTCAGCACAACCCTTCAGTAGTGTGCTGATTTGTAGTAATCTAAGTATGTATAAATATGAATGGGTGTGGGTTAAGAACCTTAAAACAGGTAACCTAAATGCCAGACGCATGCCAATGGGTGGACATGAGACAGTGCAAGTATTTTACAGTAAACCTCCAACGTATAACCCTCAGAAACGAGAAAGAACTACTGAAGTCAAATCAGGTAATAAATTCAACTCTAAGACTGAAAATTATGGTAAGCAAAAAGAAATCTACATAGACAGACAATCTGATTGGATTAATCCTGATACTGTGCTTAAAAATATTGATTGTGTGCATAATAGCTCAGGTAAGGTACACCCTACACAGAAACCAGTAGCTTTGATGGAATACTTAATCAAGACTTACAGTAATGAAGGTGATGTGATCTTAGACTTTGCTTTTGGATCATGTACTACTGGCGTAGCAGCAAAGAACCTTAATCGAGATTTCATTGGTATTGAAAAAGATGAAGGGTACTTTAAGATTGGTAAAGAGAGGATTAATCAATACGATGGTAAAGCCTAACTGTCTCTCAAGTCCGTAATCCTAGTCCTTAAGTCTATAAGGCTTGTCTTTACGGACGTACAATACTCACTTTAGGTATGATCAACCCCAGATTGGGTTTGTTTAAGTGTTGTGTAAAACAGACAGTAAAGTTGTTTAAGTTGTGAAAGTGAGTAGCTTTGCAAAGGCGCAACCACGTTGTGGCCGCTCTGCTACAAATGTTGTGCTAGAATAAAGCTTTTACGAAAGGAAACATCATGACATCTACCAAGAACGTAATGCAACAAGTTAATGAAGACTTGTACCACTCGTTGAATGGCTACCAAGCGCAGATTGAATATGGGTTTACACCTAATGGGGATTCTATTGGTGGACGTTGGGTTCTTCGTGATGAAGATAGTAATTGGATTGATGTTGATCAGTACAGACATGATCTATTTGAACGTAATGGGTTTAAGACTAGTTATTAAGAAAGGAAAACTTATGATGAGAAATAAAGTTACCGTAGAGAATCTTCGTAAGGAGGTTGGAAATATACAAAAGAAATATGTAAAACGAATAACAAGAGAATTGCAAGATCGTATTAAAAGTGCAGCACTATCCGGTAGTAGACAATTCTGGTACACATTCTTTTGGTCAGAAGGTGATTACTCAGATGTACTAGAGAGTTTTGAAGCTATCGGTATTAAGTTTGGTAGCCCCACAGGACCAGATGAAGGAGGGGAGACTTCATTTCTTGTGGACATTTCGGTTGTACTTGAATGAAACTTTAAGAAAGGACTATTTATGAATTTTGATTATTTAAAAGAACACATTGGACCAGTAGTTAGCTTTGATCCACCGTACTACTGGAAACGAATAAACTTGCATGTCATAGGTGACTCATATCTTGATCTTCCTTATCCAAATGAGTATGCAGGATTTAGAGTGCATGTAGTAAAAGAAAATATTGCACCTATGATGGAATACAATGCTTTTATTATTAGTGAAGAAGATGTTAAGGGTTTGGAGTGGTTGAAAGGAGATAAAGCATGAGTGTAGAATCAGTTCTATCAGAAATCCTTGGAGTACCTTGTGGGAATGTGAAGTTTAGTGCAGAGGCACCATCTTGTGTGCACTCAAGAGGAGAAATATATGAGCATGGAACACGGACTTATTACTTGAAGTTTACTACTAGACTTCCTCTACGAAAATTACAAATTGGAAGTTTAATAATCACTAGTATAAATTGTACAAACTATGAGGCTATTCTTCTTAAAGGAGAAGAAACATCAAGGATTGTTAGGGCTATTGCTGATGAGTTGCAAGGCGACGACTGAAAGTCTAGCCGCTCTGTGTGGTGAGTAAATTTACTCAAGAAAGGAAATAAATGCTATTTGATAAAATTACAGAAGAGAAAACTTGTAAGTCCTTTGACGTAAAGATTTACATTGCAGGACCAATAGAGGTTGCAAAACAAATCCTTCGTAGAGAAGCTCTTGTTGAAGGTTTGTGTGTAACGATTGAACCTACGTTGTATCTGTACTCTGGTGGAGAAGAGCAAGGGTATGTTGTTGGGTTTATTAATTATCCCAGTCTACCTATGGAACAAGAGAGTATTCTAAGTAGAGCTAAGACTATTGCTAACAAACTACTAGAAGAAACTTATCAGCAATCATACACAATCGTGACTCCTCAAGAGTCTATTTTTATTAGTAAAAGGAAGTAAACATGACTAAACACATTATTTGTTATTCTGGTGGGCATAGCTCTGCTTTGGTGGGTATTGAAGTTGTAGGTAAATACGGTAAAGAAAACTGTGTTCTTCTGAATCATGATATCTCAGCTTGGGTTGAAAATGCTGATATTAAAAGATTCAAGAAAGAAGTAGCGGACTATCTTGGAATGGAGATTACTTATGCAAATATCAAAGGGCTACCAGCAGATGAACTACCAGATCAATTTGATGTAGTTGTAGCTGCAAATGCTTTCAAAGTTGGTACAGGCACAGAAAGACCTCCAGCCACCCAACAGTACAATAACGTCTTTGTGTCCACTCTATTTCCTTTCTTGAGTTAATTTACTCAACCACTCCAAACCCTCAGCATCTTCTTCACTAAGAATAAAAGCATTGCATTCAATCATAGGCGCAATACTTTCTTTTACTACATGCACTCTAAGCCCTGCATACTCATTTGGATAAGGAAGATCAATGTATGAGTCACCTACAACATGCAAGTTCATTCGTTTCCAGTAGTGAGGTGTATCAAAGCTAACTACTGGTCCAATGTGTTCTTTTAAGTAATCAAAATTCATAAAGAGTCCTTTCATTAAAAGCTTAATTCTAACCTATAAACACCTATTCCCATACCTTACAGCCAGAAATAAAATCCTTATGTAGCTTCTGTACAACACAACAAACCCAATCTGGGGTTGATCATACCTAAACTGGGTATAGTTTTGTTTTATGCACTTCTATAAGGCTATGTGCTTCATTATAGTACAACAAAAAGCTGTACTTTGCTAGCTTATAGGGGTACAACGAAGGGATCATTTTGTGTGTATAACACACGATTTCACTCAGTCATGCAAGCATGAAGGTGATATTTGTTGTGTAGGATGTAAGGATTTGGTGCTCAGTATTAGGTCTAATCTTCTTGTGCTTTTATTGTATATAACACCGCAAGCTGGAGAGTTGGAACTATCAGGTTTGACACATATGAAAAGTGAGTCAACTGACTCTCAAAAATCATAGCACCCTACAAATCTTCTACCTCGAATGCCTTCCTTCTCATCAACTCAAAGAACCTGTGTTCAGCAATAAAGTCTTCTTGGAGGTGCTCTCGTGCTGTACTTTTCTTATCATTAATCTGAAATGGTGGCATCATGAGTGTACTGCTGAATAACACCGTATTCATGATAGCAGGTAAGAGTCTAGACTTGATATTGTTCTTACGCATACCAGAAAACTTAGAGTAGTAATCCATGACTTGTTCAATGTTTGGTGATAGCCCCCTTCTTTTATTTCTGAACATCAACACAAACATAGCAAATTCTTTTACTTCTTTACGAAGTGAATCAAGGATTTCATTTCTTTCTTGTGTAAGAGGTTCGTAATCAAACTCTGATACCCCCATTTGTTTAGCAAAGCTGAAAGGAATAATCTCTCCTGTTTTTAGATTGACATACTCTATTACCTTGTGCCTAACAAACCTAAAAGACTTCTTGAGAATCTTGCTCTTGTAGACTTTACTTTCTTTTTGTGTACGGAAGATTGCTAAGTCTTCAACTCTTAGTGCCGTGTCTTGGTGTTCTATTTGCATTATTGTCCTTATTTTTAGAACTAAGTGTTTTATGATATTCCCTTACTGCTAGATTGACAATGTGCGTCATAGCTGTACCTTCTGGAAATTTTCCCTGAAGTTCAACCAGAATATCAGTGATTTCTTGGTTAAGAATTACTTTCATTTATCCTCTTTCAATCTCAAACACAATCCTATGATTGCAATCTTCTTTTACATCAGGGTCTTCTAGATCATCGTACTGATCTGTTTCAGGATACCACTCTGTAATCTTGTACTCCCTTCCATTTACTCGTACATACATGTCTTGAAATGCAGAGTTAGCAATCCAATCAGAGTCTTTGATGAAGTTATCGTATGTTAGTGCTGTGGTCATTACTTCTCTTCTTCTACTTTTGCAATCACTTTCACAGCATCCTTCTTCCACTGAGTAAAATCAGATGTAGATGTGTCTTTTGCTTCAACCGCTGTAAGAAAGAAAGTCCCATCTTCAATTATACGTTTTACTAGACCTATCAGTTCTGTGTTAGCAGTATACAATCGTTGTAGCTCATCAGCAGCTTCATCCAGCAAATCAGCAATCTTATCAGGCCTACCCTCTTGAACAGATTTTCTATCCTTTATACTTCTTCGGATAGATGCTCTGGTGCGAAGACGTTCTACTAGGGGTTGCTGCTCAAGTCCTTTGGACTGAATCATTTGTTCTTGGATTGGTTTCACTTAGTGTCCTTTCTATAAGTTCAAATTTATAAGTTATTTATCATAGAAACTTCGGAGGTGGTTTGCAAATTGACCCTTTGTTTTCATTACTTAGTGGCTGGTATCCTCCACTTACTGTTTCATTAACCCTAGATGGGGTTCGTATCAGATCACCAATTTTCCAACACAACAGAGCAAGTATACTTGCACCAATAAGTTTAGGCGAAATATATAGGTAAAGTACCCCAGCAATACCTCCAAGCAGCATCATAAGGGCTATGCCAACACCAAAAGATTTCATAATTTCTTTCATTTAATCTCCTTTACATAAAGTTCAGTAACCCAATCTTTGTACTTCTCTCCGTTACGCTTGATATATTCTTCTTTGTAATTTTCATTACCTTCATATAACCTAAGATCATAACTACCCTCACCATCGAAGGTTGCCCAAGCAAAGATAGATTCTATCTCCTTTGCATCAAAATCCCGATCATAGTCTGTTTTCATCCTTCGCCAGAAGACTTCCTTCCAGTAGTTCATATCTGGACCTTCAAGCATTTCACCAAGGAGATTTACTTCTGCCCATGTGATCTGTTCGTTGTGCCAAAGATCAAGCTGTTCTTGTGTTGGGTCACGAAGTTCTCCGTAGAATTCAAGACGATCTTCTTGCCAGTGTTTGGTTACAGCTTGCTTGGGAATAAACCAAGTGCCGTACTCTTTGCTTTTCCAAATCCATCCTTGTTTCATGATTACTCCTTACTTCGATGTTACTGGAATCCAATATTTTGCTTGTATGCACTGATACGGGCGATTCCCAGTGCGGTCTACTCCCTGACTTAGTTTGCTCACCAAGGCGCCCACCCTCTGGCACTCTTCAACAGAAGAGAAGTAAGCCTTAACTTCAGGTTGCGCCAGTCCACCAGAATTGACCACACCCCCAGAAACAATCCACAATGCCCACACTAAAACTTCCATACTTCTTCCTTTCAATTTTGGTTTAGAGGCCAGCATCATATCACACAATTCTTTCTTTGTCTAGCCTCTTGTTAAATCACTTTTCATATGCTATAATTACATTACACCACAGAAGAATTCTTCTATTTTATCTAACTTTATCTTTGAAAGGATAATTCAAATATGAACACACCACAAGAAACACGATTGATCCATTGCTATGATCTTATCTCATTTGTAGCAGAAATCGAGAAGGCCGTCAAGGATGGCTTTAGCTTGGACTTTAAGAATAACACACGGTGTCCTGTACAAATTGGCTATCAACTGATTACAACAATGGTAAAGCAAGAGCCAGAAGAAGTCAAGACTGTTGTGGAAAGCCCCTCAGAAGCCTCTGAAAGCACTCAGGAAGGTGCCAGTAGCCAAGAGGTAGTAAAAGAGGTTGTAGAGGCTCCTAAGAAGGCAGGACGGCCTGCTAAGGTGAAGTAAGTTTAATTTTATTAAAGGAGAATGAATGACCACCACCCGTAAGGTTACCCGTAAGAGTCGTGCAGAAGCAGGTACAGAACGCATTGTAAAAGAAAAGTTCTTGGAAGAACGCAAAGAGACTGTCAAAGCAAAACCCCTTGTTGCTCTAAACAAACGTCAGCAAGAGTATATTGACCAATTGAAAGAAAAGCCTGTTGTGATTGCCACAGGTTACGCAGGCACTTCCAAGACTTACATTCCTACAGTTATGGCTGCTGATCTTTATAAGCTAGGCCAGATCAACAAGATCATTATCACTCGTCCAGCAGTAAGTTCGAGTAAATCAGTAGGTTATTTTAAAGGCAGTGAATTAGAAAAGATGAGCGTATGGCTGAACTCCGTGATTCCAATCTTTAATGAACGCTTGACTAAGCCTGCTTTTGAGATTGCTCTTGCTTCTAAGGATATTGAGTTTGTCCCTTTGGAAGTAATCAAGGGTATGAGCATTAACAATGCATGGGTGCTAGTGGAAGAAGCAAGCGACCTGACAAAAGATGAAGTTATCAAGATGGTTACTCGTATGGGTAAGAACTCCAAACTTGTTCTTGCTGGTGATATTCGACAAGCAGAATTGAAAGAAGCCTCTGGTTTGAAATGGATTGCTGATTTTGTGCAAAGGCATGATCTTACGGAGAACTTTGGGTTCATTGATTTCAATGATGTGAATGATATCGTCCGTTCTGATGCAGTCAGACAATTTATCGTAGCTTTGGTACGGGATGAAAAGAAAGGAAATGCATGAATACAAAATTTAAACGAAATAACGATGAAGATGATGATTTCGTCTTCGATAATGCAAAAGGTCCGCTTGGTTTTTCTGTTAAAACCCACCAGCTACATAATTTCATTGTGCATATCAATGAGCATATTAAAGGACCAGATTACTACAGTAAAATCTTCGATATGCTCCTAGAGGCTGGGGAATCTGATGTTGTTAGCTTTTTTATAGCAAGCCCCGGCGGAAGGGTTGACGGCCTCAGTGTCCTTCTAGAAGGTATTCGACTGACTGAAGCTCACACCGTGGCAGTCTTAATCGGATCATGCGATTCAGCAGCAAGTATTCTTGCACTTAATTGTAATGAAATTGTTGTGACTGACAGCGCCGAGGCTCTTGTTCATTCGTGCAGGTTTGGTTCTGCAGGTAAAGCTGCTGATATTGCTGCTCATACTACTCACACACTGAAAACGACAGAGAAACTAGCAAGACAAACTTACGGGGATAATTTCTTGACTGAAACTGAACTTAATCAGATGCTTGACGGTAAGGAATTCTACTTTGATGCGGATCAATTGCGAGAACGACTTGAACGCCGTTCAGTTTTTCTTGAAGCAAAGTTTAAGGCAGAACAAGAAGCCGAACTTACATCCAAGAAACCCGCCCGTAAAAAGAAAGCACCATCTCAGGAATGAATAATAAATCTCTAGAGCGCCTAAAAGAGCTTCTGGAGTACAGCCCTGAGACTGGTAAGGTGACTATAAAGAAATCCAATCGTATTCTTACATGCGATAGCGATGGAATTGTAGTCATCTTTGATTCTAAAGCCAAGCCTAAAACAAGAAAATACAAACTAGAACGCATTGCGTACTACTTGGCTTTTTCTATCACACCAAGGGAAGATCATAAGGTTCTTCACAAGAATCTTGATCCAGAAGACAACAGAATCCAAAATCTTTCCTTGGTGTCTAGGTCAGTCTTTAGGCAGATCAAAGAAGCTCATAGGAATCTTACTGGTGGTATACATATTATTCCTCATGCTACAGATCAGTTTTCATATATCTTGAAGTGGTTTGAAGGTGGAATTGAAAAGAGTAAAATTATCCAAGATATTGTTGTTGCCAGAAGGCAGCAGTTAAAGTTGCAATTGAAATATAGTAAGATACTTACAAAATACTGCGTGTTTGATAACTAAGTTTCAATATTGACTAGACTTTTTGGTATTTTAATGGTATAATCAAGACTAGCAATACTGTATTCAAAGCTTTACTCATGTTCAATGACCTCCTGATGTGTATTCTGGGTCTTTAATCTCCTTTCAACTCAGGCTAACATCACATCAACCCCTTCTGATGGACCGCTGAGTAAAGCAAAATCGTCTGTGTTCGTTCTGAAATCAGAACCTACGGCAGAGCCGGACCCCGTAACCGTGCTTAATAACCCGTCAGTAGCGTGCTGCTGGCTCAAGGGTCATTTAGGTGATCCTTGCTTTTCATTCACTCTTATAACAATAATAACAAACACTATGGCTATTTGCACAACTTGCCAAAGCTACTACAGGCAGTCTCAGTACAACGCTTCACAGCAATGCGATGATTGCGTAGATTCATTAGAAGTTCCTCTTTTTGATGAAGAGGATAGTCTTGAGGTTGAGCATTTGCTTAATCCCACGGGTGCTACACGGCCTGTGTTTTATGATTGATAATTTGCCACGGTGACGGAATTGGTATACGTGCTTGTCTTAGAAACAAGATTCTGAGAGTTCGAGTCTCTCCTGTGGCACCAAATAATATCTGTGTGTAGCTCAGTCTGGTCAGAGTTCTCGCCTTGGAAGTGAGGGGTCGCAAGTTCGAATCTTGCCGCACAGACCAATTTAAAAGCCGATTTAGCTCAGTTGGTAGAGCACTTGTTTTGTAATCAAGATGTCGTGAGTTCGATACTTACAGTCGGCACCATTTAATATATCCCAGCAGTTTAATTGGTTAAATGCAGGACTCCAAATCCTTGTGATTATAGGTTCGAATCCTATCTGGGCTGCCAAATCCCCTACCTTGGGATTCGTTGACATTACGAATAAGCCGTTAGGCAGGTGTCCTTCGTCATCATGGAGCGAAGTAAAAGTTGGTTAAAACCTCCACAGAGTACCGCCAAATACCCTGATAAATAAGCTGGCGTGAACAATTGAACCGACTCCACGAAAGGGTGTCCCTGCACAGGTAAGCAGGACATATTCATTCAGCCCGAATTCTCGGGCTTTAGTATTTGGAGAATACATATGGTGTTTAAAGCACGAAAAGACAATGGAGGTAAGGTCGATCCTGCGATAAATTCTCGTGGGCGACCTCTAAAGAAAGATGAGAAAACCCTCACGAGAAGGGAAGCCAAAGATAAAGAGATGCTTACTTTGGCACGAAAGCTCAAACCGGGGGCACAAGTTGCACTGAAAGAAGCATTGAAGATTTTGAATAATGAAAAAGCTAGTGAAGCTGCAAAGTTGAAAGCTGCTGAGATTTATTTGAAGTATTTCCACTTGACTATTGAGAAGCTTTATGCAGCCAGCGGAGTGGACGAATTGCCGGAAGAGGAGACTAAGGTCGAGGCGGTGCAGCCAGATAATAGACCACTGTTTTCATTGAAGATGTTACCACTACCGGAAGAAAAAGAATAATAAAGGGGTGTAGATTTTGAACAACGAAGAACAAACAGTTCTAGCACCAGCAAGCTTACCACAAGAACAGTTCTTGAGTTCAACTTCTGCAATCACGTTGTATTCGGGAGCAATGGGCGCGGGGAAGACATTCGCTATTGTGCTCAATATGGTTAAGTTTGCAGCAATGCAGAACTCTACGATTGTGTGTTTTCGCCGTACTATGGGCGAAATGAAAGCAGGTGGTGGTATCTGGCAAGAGGCTGTACCTATTTTCAGGAAGATGTTTCCTGACTGCAAGGTAAGATCAAACGAGTTAGAAATCTATATCCCATCTACTAATTCCTTTCTAAAGTTCCAATCGTTACAACATCAATCAGACGTGGACAAGGCCTTGGGTGCTCAATACTCTGCTATCTTTTTTGATGAGGCTGTGACCTTTCCCTTCGAACAGTTTATCATTCCGCTGCTGGGAAGGCTCCGTAATGCAAAAGTCAAGTACATGCCACAAATGTTTTGGGCGACCAACCCAAAATTTGATCATGGCATTTATCATTGGATTAAAGACTTCTACCTTGATGAATATGGCATTCCTTTGAAAGAGAAATCAAACATTGAAAGGTGGTTTGTTCTCCAGAATAATATGCCTGTTTGGTTTGATACTAAAGAAGATGCTTTAGTTTATTGTGATACGCTCCCAATCGCCGGAGGGCATAAGATTACCCCCAGAAGTTTTCGCGCTATCCGTGCTCACGTAACGGATAATGAACCGTTGCTTCGGGCTGACCCAAATTACCTCTCTAACTTACAAGCTTTACCTACCATTCGTCGTCGCATCTATCTTGATGGGTCGTGGGTAGCAAAAGAAGAAGAATCTGGCTACTTCAAACGGGAATGGTGTGATGTTTTACTGTTCCCGCCAGATACTCAAAGAAAAAAGGTCAGAGTATGGGATCAAAGTTCCTCATTACCGAGTAGCGCCCAGTCTGATCCTGATTGGACTAGGGGTACTCTTGTTAGCAAAGACGCAAGCAGCTTTTACACCGTAGAAGATATTAAGAGCCTCAGAGATAGACCACATAAGGTTGAAGAGTTGATCATTAACACTGCTAAAGAAGATGGTGTTGGTGTGACAATTGTGCTTGCTGTTGATCCTGGCGCTGCTGGTGTTGCTTACGCAAACTCAATGAAGGCAAGACTTGCTGAGATGGGATTTTATGTCAAGTTAGTGAAAACTCAGAAATCTAAGCTAACTCGCTTTCTTCCTTTTTCTTCTCTAGCCGAAGCACATCGTGTGAGATTTGTAAAAGCAGACTGGCTGGAAGAGTGCTTTAAGGAGCTTGAAGTGTTCACAGGAACCCGCAACGGGTTTCACGATGACATCTGTGATACTTTGTCTGATGCTATTTTAGTTTTGAATCAGATTAAAGAAATTCCAATAATGACACTTCCTAATCTCTCAATGGCTGGTCAGCCTATACCGTCTTTTCATAATTCGTATGGTCAAGGTAAGAATTCTTTTACTTTACCGTCATTCAATATTAAATAAGGGAGCCTCATGGTTGCAAAAAAGAAAACAGTTACAAAGGCAGTAAGTCCTTTGGACCAGCCTGAAAGGTTTAGACTTGGGGAGCTAGGCTCACTTGGTCATCGTATTAATAATGGCGTTACCCAAGACGAACTGAAGAGAGAATTGAACTGGCCTAATAGCATTAATACTTTCCGTGAAATGTCTTACCATTCGGCAATTAATGCTCCATTGACTCTTTTTGAGAATATTATCTCTAAAGCTACTTGGATATATAAACCACCAGAGAATCCAACAGAAGAGGAGAAGAACCAAGCTAAGATCATCAATCAAATGATGCAAGACATGGATCAATCATGGTCTGAGTTTGTTAAGGATGTACTTAGTTCCAATATCTTTGGTTTTTCCGTTCATGAAAAGGTCTACCGTAAGCGATTGAAAGCCAATGGTAGTCTTTATGATGATGGTGTGATTGGTTGGAAGAAGTTAGCTATTCGTGTTCAGGAAAGTATTTCCAAGTTCTTGTTTTCTGAAGATGGCAATGATATTACTGGTGTTCAACAGAATCTTTCTGCAATCAATGATATTTATAACAGATTTAGTAAACGAAGTAATTTAGTAAATCTTCCTCGCAGTAAGTTTCTTTTGTTCCGTACAGGTAAACACCGAGGCGACCCTTTCGGTAAATCTCCACTTCGAGATGCATATCTTGCTTGGAGATTTCTGACACAACTTGAGGAACTTGAAGCACTTGGTGTAGCTAAGGATTTAAATGGCATCCCGGTTTTGAGCTTACCCCCACAGGTTCTTTCTGCTGATGGTGATCAAGAACAAAGACTATACTTTGAAAATGCTATCCGCAATTTGCAAGTTGGTGAACAGATGGGCATTATTTTGCCCAGTCTTTATGACGAGCAAGGTAAGCCCCTATATGACATCAAGTTGCTTTCCTCTGATGGTAAAAAGAATTTTGATCTGAATAAGATCAAGGAATACTATCGCAGCCTTATTTTTATCTCCCTTTTTTCAGACGTACTTTTACAAGGAAATACTAGCACAGGTTCTTTTGCCCTTGGTGCGATTAAGAACAGCCTTTCGGGTGCATATGCGGAACGGTTGATTTCCAATATTGCTGAAGTAATTCAAAATGATTTGATTCGACAGACGTATGAAATTAATTCATGGCCGACCGAACGTATGGGTAAACTTGATTTTGATGGTTTGGATAATACAGATATTGAAAGTCTGAGTAAATATTTGCAACGTGTTGCATCTGTTGGTTTGCTTGAAAAAGATCGTGCTGTGCTTAATGCTGTTCGCCAAGGTATTGGTATTGATCCTTTGCCGGAAGATTTACCACCTCAACAAGATTTGCTTACTCCTGAGACTAGTAGAGCGTCTGATGGAATGGTCACGGCTGGGGAGGGGACCGCTACTAATGTTAGTGGTCAAGATACTTCTTCAAATAATCTTGAGAATTCAGCATAGTTTTGTTTTAAGATTTAATATGGAAATTATAAAGCAATTTGAATATACCCCTAGAAAGTTTTATGTTTATATACATAGAAGAGTTACCGATAACAGGGTATTCTATGTTGGTAAGGGACGTAGTTCTAGGGGTTGGAAAGCATCTGGTAGAAATAATTTGTGGCATAAGGTTGCAAATAAACACGGAGTTGTTTGTGAGATTGTTAAAGATAATTTGGATGAAGAGTTAAGTTTTACACTCGAAAAGGATTTAATTTCCTTTTATGGAAGGCTTGATCTTCGTACAGGACATCTCGTAAATTTTACAGACGGAGGTGAGGGGAAATCTGGTAGTGTAGTTTCTGAGGAGTCTATTGCTAAACAACAAGAGTCTGCCAAGAATAGCAAGGCCTGTAAGGAGTATTACAAATCTATGAGCCGAAAGGTAATCATGGACGAGTCTATTTGTTTTAATAGCGGGCACGATTGTGCCAAGTTTGTAGCAGAACTTCACAATAAAGAAATGCAGAGCAACCATATCAATAGGGTGGCTAATCTGAAATCATATTCTTATTTAGGGCATGTTTTTAGATGGATTGATTCCAATAAAGATGAGTTCTATAGATTGCAGTCAGAAATAAAACACCTGAAAAAGCAAGAAAAAATTAAAAAGATGAAGGCTTGTCCTTACGAATCTCGCAAACGCAAGATTCAGAGAAGCGACGGAGTAGTTTTTAGTTCTGTACTAGAGGCTTCTAAGTTTTTTGTGAGCAATAATAAGGCTAAAAATCTTAAAAGTGCCAAGTCAACATTGAATGCAGCCTTGAGAGGTGAAACAGTTACTGCTTTTGGTTATCAGTGGGTAGTAATTGATAAACCAACCATCTTAAGCAGCTCTGCTGCAGCTTCAGATACCTCATCAATGAACATGGATAACACCGCATGAGCCTAGGAAAAACAATCCCCGTAGCAGCAGGAAGCACTTATACAAACGTATACACTGTTTCCTCAATCCCTGTAGGCACAAAGATTCTAATCCAGAATACCTCAAGTTCTGATTTGTTTGTGTGCCTATATGCAACTCCACAAGACCAAGGCTTTGTTCTACAACCATACGAAGAGTACATCGTACCTGCTAATAGCTTAGGCTGCTTTGTTCGCACTACATCTCTATATGGAGGTCAACTCTCCGTAGAAATGGGTGCTTGGAATACTATCGGTGCTCCAATTGATGAAAGAGTTTATACAGGTCTGAAAGGATTGACTACTCAACCTTTCATTGAAGCTAATGTAAAGAATGGTACACAATGGGAGTTTTCTTTTGAGAATAATTCTGTAGCAGCAGGAGCAAGTACTGATTCTATTTTGACCACTGGTAATCAGTACGTTTTAATTAAGTCTAGGCAGATTACTTTTACTGGTTCTGAGATTGAAGCTTCAGTATATAAAAATCCTACATATACAGGTGGTTCTACGATTCCTATTTATAACTTAAATACTGCAATTGGTGGTTCTCCTTTATCTGTACTTCGCACTGGCATTACAGTTACTTCTGTAGGGACTGAAATAGCAGCAAAGACGCACTCTTACGGTTCAGATACAAACGGGAATCGCTCAAGCGGATCTTTCAGTGTTTTTGGGCTAGAAAGGGTTTTACAACCGAACACAAGTTATCTCTTGAGAGTTACTAATCAAGACAGTTCTACAGTCAAAGTAGCAGGGTACATCACTTTCTACGAAGGTGAAATCAGTAGTTTAAATTAAACCAAAAAGCATTTCAGCAATAAGGAATAAAAATGCCAGATAACATACAAGAAATTTACGGCCTACCCGTAAACGCAGAGGGTGAAGTAGTAGCTACTCTAGGTACAGGTGGTAGGACTCAAGCAGGAGTGTTGCCAAGGGATTATACACCAGTTAACGCTAGTGGGCAGATGGTTGTTAACCTTCAAACATCTGATGGTGGGTCGGTGGTTACTGCTAAAACTAATCCCCTCACCGGGGTGGTTGAAAATTCGACGGGTGTAAAAACCTTTGGCTCATCCATCGTCATGGAAAAGACCAAAGGCATCGCGCCCTTCAAGATTTACGGCCAAATCCAGAATTCAGCGGGCGTTCTTGGGGCGACGATGCACGCGACCTACGAAATCCCGTTCGACTTCATCGGCTTACGGGTGCATGTGGAAAACATGGCGGCAACGGCGCAAATCAATCAACTTGTAGGACTTGCGGTTTCAAACGACGCCATCGCCGCGCCATTTACCCCGAGTGGGTCATTTGTCAATGCGCTATTCGGCGGAACAGCGTCATTCGGGACAACCGCCTGCACATCTGGCGCAGGCACAAACGATGCCGTCATCACGGATACCGTGAGCGATTGGCTTGCCCTGTCATCCATTCCGCGCACAGACGGCGGCACAGGTCGAATTTTGGCGTTGCGCGAGTATGTTCCGGCAGCTGGAAATACAACCTGCAACCGGGTAGATATTGCAAACACTGGCATTGCTTTGGCTGTGACGAAGGTCAAGGCGTATTACAAAGCGGGCGACTTTGTGACAACGCCAGCGGGGTTCACGGCGCCATCCGAGTGGGGCATGGCTCCAGCAATCTGGTTTGAGTTTTTGACAGCAGACGGAATCTTGACGTTCGTCCCAGGTGGCGACTCGACAATCCAGGGCTCAGACGGTGGACCAATGCCGAATGTCGGCGGCGGGCCGCGCCTTGCCAGCGAAACTCTGTACGGGGAAGTTGCGCTTTGCTTGCAAGGGTGGGCATCAACCACTTCCAATACCTTCTATGCAAACGTCATCGCAAAAATTCAAGCTTTGCGCCCATCTTGCGCTTCTTTCACGCCGTGGAGTCCGAACGACTCTGACAAGTACACGCAAGCCGGGATTGACCGCTGCAAAGTGCTTGCGATGCGCTTTGTGCAAGAGTGCCAAAAAGTTGGCACCACGCCCATTCTTTGCACACCGAATCCAGTCAACTCACTGGACGCAACATCCGAAGGATTCCGGCGTCAGGCCGTTGCATTCGTGAAATCTACTTGTGCAAACGGGGTGGCCATCCTTGCCGACCGGGATGCGCTCTACACGGATTACTCGACAGCCACGGGTGGATATAAAGCGGGTTTGAACGCGACATCCTTGCACCCAAACGCCACGGGATACGCACTTGAGGCTGAACAGGTCTGGGTGCCAATCCTGAAATAACGATCCCCTCAGCACAACGCTTAGAAACCCCCGCCCCGAAAGGGGCGGCTCTTACCCTAAGTGTTCTACAAAGATAATTCAATATCTCACATCAATCAAAATTGACTTGTAATTATTACAAAAGTATGATATAATTGATTTATCTGCTGCCTGAATAACTAAAATAAGGAAGGTGTAATGCCGTACTCAATGGATAATGTCCCTCAGTGGGCAAAAAAGAAATCTAAGAGTGTTCAAAAGACAGCAATCGAAGTTTTTAATGCTACGCTAAAAGATACTGGCTCTGAAGAAAAAGCACGTATTGCTTCTTTAGCAGCAATGAAGAATAAAGAAGAAAGCCTAAAGAAGTCTAAGTCTGTAGTTAAATCTTTAGATATGGAAAAGCGAAGAGCTACCTTTGTAGTTCTTGAGCCTCAAGATGAAGATGGCACTACTACAGACCTTCACGGGGATTGGTACTCTGAAGAAGATGTAGCAGAAGCGTGTTATTCATTTAACAAGCACTGCCGTAAAGCTAATCTCTTGCACTTGATTGATACTAATGGATTTCAGTTTATAGAATCCTACATTCTACCTAGTGAAGCCACCATCGGTGAAACTAAAGTCAAAAAAGGTACTTGGGTGACTACCATCGAAGTAGAGAATGAAGAACAGCACGATTGGATTTGGAAAGGCATTAAGGACGGCACGTTCAATGGTGTATCTGTTCAATGTGATGCATATGAATACCCAATGGAGGAATAATGACAGAAAAACAAAAAGCAAAACGCCAACTTAAAGGCTTCGACTTTACTAAAGGTGATGCAAGGTTAAGTTTGGTTGGTCCTTCAGTTGGAGGCCCAGCAAATGGGATTCCTATTTTGATTGCCAAGGCGAATAACTTTTCCCCTGAGTTTATCAAGAAAGCTCAAGAAGTTCAAATCACAATGGAACTCCCTGCGTTTCTTGAAAAGTTCTTTTACATATGGGGCGAAGACGCAAAGTTTTTGGCAGGTCTTATGGGCTGGGTAGAACCACCTGAAGATGAAGTTCAAGAAGCTAGGGAT